AACAAAGATTATGCTAGGGTTAGGATAAAGCCAAACAGCGTTGTTTATTGCGATATTCCCTATAATATAAAGAGGAACTATTATAAAGTAAAATTTGATTTCCTAAGGTTCTATGACTGGGCGGCAACCTGCAAATTCCCTGTATATTTTAGCGAATACAGCTGCCACGATAAACGTTTTGAATTGGTCTGGGAAAAGGAAACTATAGCCAAGATTAACGTTACGGCCAAAGGCGGAAAAGTTTTAAAGCGTGTAGAAAAACTCTTTTGGAACGGGAGGGATTTATGCTAACAGAGCCGCCGGAGCTAGACAAGCTGCGCATAGAAGCCTGCAAGACGGCAGACGAGACCAATTTCACGTTCTGCTACAGGGCATACCGCAGAAAGGGCGGCACCCGCAAGCTGGCATTCTATCCAAAGCGCAAAATCAAGGCAACGTACTCCAAAGTGTTCCGCATAGAGCGAAACGGCAAGAAAATATACACGTTCTACCGGAACCAGCTTTCCAAAGAGTTCATAGCGGACTGCATTATGCTCAGGGACAAGGGTATGCGATTTGACGATATTGCCCTTTCTTTGGAAAAGAATCACGGCATGACCAAAGAGAGCAGCGTTAAGTATGCTTGCACGCTGCGGTAATTTCTACCTTACCCCCATAACCGGAGAACCGCCCTATGAAACACGCCCTTGTAGCCCTTTGCCTTGCCCTTGTTGCCTGCGCCACCGACAAAGACCCTATAGAGACCCCCAACGTGGGGTGCGGCGATTTCGTTGAGGGCACCACGCGCGAGCATTACGGCATGGAGAAAGCCCAGTTCTGCGATGAGAGAGATGGCAGGGTTTATGTGTATGTTGTGATAGGGGAGCAGACGTGGATGGCGGAGAATCTGGCTTATAAGATAAAAGAGAGTATATGTGCAGTGAACACAAAAGATGGATGCGAAAGATATGGTAGGTTCTACACCGATTTGGAAACAGCAAAATCCGTGTGTCCCTCCGGCTGGCATTTGCCGAGCATAGAAGAATGGCAGGTTCTTTTGGACTTTGCCGCCGTGAAATTTTATTATGACAGCGGGAAACTAATGGCGGCAGGCGAGTGCGGCGATTATATGGAATGCACGGATGATTACGGGTTTGCGGTTTTGCTTGGTGGCTTCGGCAGTACTGAAAGCAATGCAATAGGGCACGTAGGCATATTTGGAAGCATAAACGGCGAATGTTTGAGTTTTTACGACTTTCCATTTGAAAGCGGTTTAAGATTTGGAAAATACTGCCAAGGTTTTCCCAACATTCGCTGCCTGAAAGGAAACTAACTTAAACTGGAAAGCAAAACTATATAATATCTATATGGCATCTCATTCGTTACCATTACAGCAGCGAGACTATGTTCAGGGAGGGTTGAATTTGAACCAGGATCTAAATTGTTATATGAACCAAGATTTAATGCTACTTTAGTATGTAAAAGAAAAACATCGCCCTGCTCTAAATTATCATTCGTAGCAAGCGTAGCATTAGTAGGTCTGCCAAGAAGGTTATTAAAGACTATGAATCTAGCATCTCTATTTAAAAAAATTGAAGTTATATCGCCATTATTTCCCTCAAAATCTTGAATGTCAAATTTCAAATCACCGCCCCCGCCCCCGCCGCTTGGGTGCGGATTTGTCATCAGCTTTTGGAACAGAGTTGGGTCTAGCTTAGGCTCCGTTATAGACCCGTCAGGTATCTCAAACCCATCCGGAATAACCCCTTCCGCAATGTTCTCAAGGCTTATTGAACCCTCAGCTATTTTATCGCCCGTTATCGCCCCATCGCGGATTTTCTCCGTTGTTATTGAATCATTCTGTATAACCCTAGTAGAGACCGCATCATTGGCTAGCTTAGGCTCGGTAACCGCTCCGTTCTGTATAACCCTAGTGGACACCGCCCCATTGTCCAGCTTAGGCTCCGTCACCGCTCCGTTCTGGATAGTCCGGGTAGAGACCGCATTATTCGCCAGCTTAGGCTCCGTCACGTTGTAATCATTTATTGTTTCCGTATCCACAGAGTTCGGGGCTAGATACAATCTGCCCCAATAACCTGCATTGGGCGGGGCTATGCCGCTGAACCCATTCGCGTTGCTGTTTATAGCCTGATAGAGATAGCCATTGTATTTGACTACGGAACGGGGGTAGTATGTCTCTGTGGGGCTATACTCTATCACGCCCTCTTGGAATCCGTATTTGAGCCATTTGGTGAACAAGAAAAAGATAGTGTTAATTTCCTCCATGGTCGGGAGCTGGTGACCATCTTCAACTATGGATGTCAAGCCATCGTCATAAGAGCTCAATGTTTCTATCACCTGCGCGGCTGGCGGCTGCGGCTGCGTAGCCACTACAGGATTTCCCTTTGCGAATGAACCCACAACGCCGAACTCCGATGCGGTTTGGGAGCCGCCTGCGAACACTTTTACTTTTTCCCTGATTATCTTTGCCATATTATCCTCCTTGTTGAAATTTTTCTATCCCGCATTTGGCAGCTCCAGCGATGGCAATAGAGCATAAGTAACCCCAACGCCATCGGGCTTCAAAATCTGGTTCGTAGCAATAAGCATGTCAAACGTGATTTTATATTGCTTGTGAATGTTGTATATCAAGCGCGGGGGGTCATACATCTCGCTTATGTAACTCCCTGGGTAGTAAGTATCCAGAATGTTCTGGATAGTGTGGCAGTCCATATCTCCTGTTAAATATGCCGCCCTCATTCTTATCACGCCGCGCAAATCCCAGTCCGTCAAATTTGCCACTATAGAGCGACCGGTCTGCCTATCCGCGTATTTCAAAAAGAAGCCGTATTTTTTGCTGTCATAAGACTGGAATCCCTCTTGGTATGCCGTCAATATAGCCCTGTGCCAGCTGGTATTCGGGACAGGTTCCTTCCTCCAATACGGAAGAGTTGTGAAATACTTCCCTTTGTAATCTATTCCGGCATAATCGCCGCTTATGCCGAACAGTTCGGCTATTGCAAGCAGAGCATCGCCCGTGGCTTCGTCTAGATTGCGCCACTTGCCTATATCGCTGAAATTAATGAATAGGTTTCTGGCGAATGATTTTATCGTTTCGCGCGCCTTTGGCTTGCTTATGTATTGCAATATAAGCTGGTTGGCGTAGTATTCGGCATACTCTTCGGGGTCATTGAAATTCACATTAGAACTCATAGATAACCCCTGTTCTGCCCTGCAAATAATCGCTTCCGTTTATGTTGTTGCCTTTGTTGGCAAAGAGTTCGGGCATGGAATCAAGCACGTGCCGCTCCACATCGCTCACAAACACGGTCTCGCCTATCCTGAACCGCATTCGCTTCAATACATTCAGTATATCCCCCTCGTTTGCCTCGCCCCTGCTCGCCTTGTAGGTGAATTTAAAGCCGCCGCTCGGTATCGGCTCGGTGGTGGCAAAATCAAATCCTATATCCACCTTGCCATCGCCGAATTTTGCCTGCTGCTCTGGGTTGCTGTTTGTGTAGTGCGACCTTATGCCGGGCGTTTTGGTTCTGTATATGGCATCAAGAACTTTTCCATAATCAAAATTGCCCTTTTTGACAACTGCATATATGCTGTTTCTCGGTATGCCGTCAAATGGCACGTCAGTGACCTCGTAAACCCTGCAATCCTCCACGCCGTCAATCTGCTCTATGGCAATCTCTATATGCGTTGCGGAGCGATCCCTATTGCTTACCTTATTGCGCCACCGCCTGCGGAAGTCCGTGTCATTCTCGTAATCGGAGCCATTGCTTATGGTGCTTTCGTAAGAGGCGGAAACCCCGATTACGGGCGTTGTCACGCTCACGGGCTCATCGGGCGAGAACTGCATAGCACCGCTGTCCGCCGCCGTGAATGAATACAAACCCTGTTCCGTTATTGCTTTGTCGTTGGCAAAATTCGTGCCCTGAATATTCACAACATAAGAGCCTTCTTCTATGTCGTAAGTGCCGTCAAAATCCAATCTAAGATTGACAACGGCAGGGCTTCCGCTTATCCTGCGCAGGCTTATCAAATCCAAGTTCCAGTCAAGGAAATTGCCCTCCGCTGTTGACGGGAACAGAGATGCGAACAGGTTTTTGATAAGCTCATGCACATCGCTTATCGCTTGCGCATATATGCCCACAATTTGCCCATCGGGCGTGTTCGGCTCAAGTTCTATATCCTCGCCGTATATCCTGCGGAAATCTGCCTTCAAGTTCGCCATGACATGCGCCTGCGAATCTGTTTGAACCCCGTATGGTGTGATTACCGCGCTCATAAATTAGCTCCATTAAATTGTTGGTTCATTGCAATCAAACGTTGAATGCTGAAATTAGGGTAATTGTTCATATTCACTATCTCAAGCACAGTCGCAGAGTAGTAAGGTATTCCGTAAATCTTGCCGTTGGGGGCAAGAACGCCGCCAAACCATTTGTATTGACCGCTTCCGTGCGACCCGAACTCGCGTGATGTGCCCGAAGAGGGGTCTATCTCAAGCACAGTCGCAGATCTGTAAGGTATTCCGTAAATCTTGCCGTTGGGGGCAAGAACGCCGCCCGCCCATTTGTATTGACCGCTTCCGTGCGACCCGAACTCGCGTGATGTGCCCGAAGAGGGGTCTATCTCAAGCACAGTCGCAGAGCTGGAAGGTATTCCGTAAATCTTGCCGTTGGGGGCAAGAACGCTGCCCTGCCATTTGTCGGCTCCGCTTCCGTGCGACCCGAACTCGCGCGATGTGCCCGAAGAGGGGTCTATCTCAAGCACAGTCGCAGAGTAGTAAGGTATTCCGTAAATCTTGCCGTTGGGGGCAAGAACGCCGCCAAACCATTTGTATTGACCGCTTCCGTGCGACCCGAACTCGCGTGATGTGCCCGAAGAGGGGTCTATCTCAAGCACAGTCGCAGAGCTGTAAGGTATTCCGTAAATCTTGCCGTTGGGGGCAAGAACGCTGCCCCGCCATTTGTCGGCTCCGCTTCCGTGCGACCCGAACTCGCGCGATGTGAAGTTCCAACTCACAAACGGCATAGGGAATAGTATTGGGCTTACGTCATCCATAATATTATTAGGCGGCGGTGTTCCTGTCCCACCGCCATTCACCCAAGTATCTACATAATGCTTGCTTGCAACTTCGTTGGGTTGAGTTGGATTTGGAACAATGGGGCTTTGAGAGAACGTCTTAACTCCGCTTATGCTCTGGTCGCCCGTGAGCGTGACGGCGTTATTTATCTGTGTTTGCAAACTAGCGTCAGCACCTTGCCGTTCCGTTACCTCGCTTGCCAAATTTATCTCATTTGCATCCACCTGCTCGGTAAGCTCATCCCACCCAACCACAGACATCGTGCCATCGTTCTCAACAGCAACCTTGCCACTAGTATTTGCATCGCCCTGAACTATGCCCAGAGTTTCATTCGTTGCCTGAGACACAGTCACGCTTGACGTTCCCCATTGAATCCAAGCTACGGGGTCAATTGAGCTTACTATCCACGTGAAGTTGTCATTAGTAGATACAGCATTATTAAGATTAAACGAACTCCTGCCAATATCATCTTCTACTTGCTGGGTTCGTTCAGTATCACTCATAGCTGTGAATGTTTCATTGTCAATAGAGAGGATGCCTAGCGGAACAAAAGCAGTCTCGGTCAAACTATCAACCTTAGTCTGCAGTGCTGCAATCGCGTTAAAGCTTTCTTTGGGCATAAGACCATCGGAGTCCTCCGATGCCACTTCTACTGTTGTGCTTATGCTGTTACCATTGTTCTTAGTAACAGTGATTGAATGAGGCGACTGCGAAAAATCCGTGCTGATTGACTTTATTGTATTGTCTATCCTTGCCTGCGTTTCCGTAGCTAAATCGGCATTGCTTGCCTTCGCGTTTATCTGCGTTTGCAAATTCGCCAAGCCTCCGCTCACGCCATCTATCGCATCCTTGACAACGGAAATTTTGAGCTTGACATTTTCAGTTTCCGAAGCCATAGCAAGAGCCGCCCCTTTATTCACGGCTTCCTGCATTGTCACGTCTTTAAAATCAAAAAGTCTTAACTCATTGCTACTTGCCATATATCCTCCTTTAGTTTGAATCCTGCGCTATAATGTACCTGCCGTCTTGAGCTATGAGCCGCCTGCCGTCTTGCGTTAGCAAATGCGATGCAGAGCCTTCAGTTCCTTCAAATACCGCCGTTAATGTCACTATGCTGGCTGGCATAACAAAATATGCGGGGTTGCTGTATTCATTTGAGCCATAAACCCACGCCACTTGGGGCGAGCTTTCCCAATGGCTGAATGCTGCCGATGGCTCATTTGCCGTTACTGTGACCACAGAGCCTGCTCTTGCCGCGACTGTCTTTGCAAATCCATTTATGACCTTTATCAAGAACATGGGCGGTAGGGGTGGGGGGGGCGGCTCTCCATCGGCAATAATATCAAGAGGCATGAAATTTTTATCGTATATGTGCAATACCTCTATATTCGGCTTCCAGCACCTGTTTCCGTTTTTTTCAATGTATATTTCCTCTGCGGCCAAAACATCTCTATTCCTCATTATCGTGGCTCGTATTTGCCTCAATGTCTCGTTCTCTCTCTTATCTGCCAAATGCCAGTCTATGCCTCTTTCAAGAGCGAAGAAGCAGTCGCCTGTCCATTCTTTGAGCTGCGTTTTAAGGCGCAATTTAAGCCCTTCCAAGCCCCCTATATATGAGCCTCTGCCGGAGCCGAATGTCCAGTCGCCATTTTCGTCAAGCCGTCTAATCATTGTGGATAATGCCCTCCACTTTTGAATCAGAAATGTCTATTGCATCGGTTGTCTCCGGCAATGGCATAATGGAAAAATCTATTGGGGCTACTCCGCTCGGTGCTTGTGCTACCAATGCATAGGTTAGAGCGGTATTCAAATCATTCTGCCAAGCCTGTATTTTGTTGGTGTATTCGGTTAAAATTTTTTCTAATTGCTCATAGCTCACAAAATGATTTTTCCCTTGCGGTCTCTTATTGAACGGAAACAAGCCGCTCAATGCCACTCCATTATTTAGAGTGTGCTTTCTCGCATCTATGTCTTTCAATGTATTGTTCTGCGTTTTGAACCTTGTTAAGTCATCGTCATTAAAAACAACAAGGCAATGAGAATCCTTGTAATCCTCAAAGTCTATAAACGCATTTGCACCAGCAAGGCAGAACAAAATGCAGTTCACTTTCGTTCCGTCAAAGAGTTCTACGGTAGCTGTGTTGTCGTCATTGACCGCCAAAATCTTTCCGGCTTTGGCACAGTTGATTTTGCCTGTGGATTCATTGACAAAATTGACAATCTCGTTTTCAGGATTATGGAAAATATCGTCATTCATTGGAAAACCTAGCCCCCACCGGAATAAGAGTGAAATCGCTTTCCATATTGCCTGCCGGAAATTCGCCCTTGTGGTTTATGCCTGCCACCTCCCATTGTCCCATTTCGCCGTAAACTTTGCTTTCAACTTCTACCACATTTCCAAGTCTAGGCTCTGGGAAAAACATCGCATTTATATTCAATACATTCTGCTCGCGCTTTGGTGTTTTGCCAAGCCATTCGCTGTATATTCTGTATATGGTTTTGTCTTTTATCCCACCGGCTATAAGAGTGTTGTTGTCTATGAACCAATTATTGGGATATATCCAGCCTAAACTTTTGTCAAACGTTTCTTTTATCGTTATCGGCACAGGGTTTTTTGCTGGCTCTGCATTCAGTTCCACGCCTAATTTCCATTTCTTGCACTCCCTTTCCAATATGCTTTTCATATTTGCATCTTTCTCGTAATGACTGCTTATAGAGGCGTATCTCTTTGCAAAGTAGCCATCGGAACAGTTGAATGTCGTTACCCATTCGCCGCCATTTTCCTCGCTGCTGCACTCCACCACATCGCCCTTGAATATAACGCACTCAACCCCGCCCTCTCTCTGCACAGAGAAAACAATGGAGCAATAGTCATCCATTCCATAATTCTTTACCTTCTCCCCATTCTTTATGAAATCCATAGGCTTCATTTTCTCAAAAGCCATGCGGGTGTTTTCGCTAAGGTTATATACAGTAAAATCAGCTTGGTTTGGCGTTGTCTGCGTTGTGCGAGTTATGTCAAAGCTAACCGATAGAGGCTCCGTTATTTCAGCGGTTGCGCCCGTCTTTTCCCTGTATAGGCTCATTTTGTATTTCCAATCAAGCATTTTCAATCACCTCCAGCCAGAATTTGCCGCTGGAAAAATCGTCTAGCATAAACGGAACATCAAAATCACCGCCGCAAACCAAATCAAAGCCAAGCCTCCTTTTGAATAGTTCCAAAACAGAGCCGCGCACAAAACGCAGGCTATGAGCCATAACGCCGCTCTTATTGTCAAAATCAAGCTCCCACCGCATAACGAAAGGGAGGTATCTTAGAGTGAATGAAACGCCATTCAGCATAAAGCCCTGCTCTCTTGTCGCTTGTATGCCCTGAATGTAGTTCACTACGAACCTCCGTAGTTAAAAACATCGCCCCTTTCCTGAAAATTCCTTAACATGCTTGTTCTATTGTCCGGCTTTGCGCCTAATGTAGCCTGTCCGCTCTCAACCTTTGGAGCCTGCCCAATATCAGCCCTGCACATGTTTGCGGCAAAATTAGCCCTTGACAAATTGGCGGTTTTTATTTTCACGAACCGGACTTCTTTAAGAGACAAAGATATTGCTAAAACTTGGTCAACTTTATCCTCATGGTTTATGGTGAAATTTGTTATCACAGCATTTTCAATAACCTCATGGAACGATTCAGCCTTTAAAAGCATTTTCATTTTGAATATAGAGCGAATGTCCTCTTTTAGCCGCTCCAGTCTGTTGCTGCCGTTCATTTCCCTGTTTATTTTGGTTGCGATATTATCCAGCGCATGGGTTGCAACCTGCACGGTATTAATAACCTTGGACACGAATTTAGTCTGTGATTTTATCAAACCGCCAACCACGCTGCCCTGAACCATAGAGAGCCTGTTTTGCACTTTGTCTAAATCGCCGTATAAACTATTGAGCATGGTATCGCCAGAAACGAGGTAGCCTATTTTCCCGTTTAGGCTAATCTCTGCCGGTTCTTCCGCCGCCGCTTGCGAAACGGCAAAACCGCTCTCGTTCCATTTGCTTGATACTGTTAGGGTTCTTGCTAAAGAAAAATCGTTTTCCACGTCAAACCTGAATTTAAGGCTTGGGTCATCTTGAGAGGTCAAAAGGCATGGCTCTATTCTCATAAACCTACCTCATAGCATTAGACAAACGATTTGCGTTTAATACACCTTCCTCAGCAGCTTTCTTTATTTGTGCCGGAGAGCTTGCGCCGCCATTTATGTTGACAGTAATGTTGTTTGTGTTGGTTGTTGTGGAGTTCCGGTTGTTGTTGGTTGTGGAGCTTGGAAAAAATCTCTCCGGCTTATTTATCATTTCGTCTAGCGAATCCGAATCGCTAGAGATATTTGGTTTCCTCGTATTAGACTGCGGGAAAATTTCCCCATTTATCAAACCGCCTATTTTGTTGAAAACGCTAAATTTTCCTACCAGCTCGGTTAGTTTATCGCTTAATTTCACGAGCCATTTCCAGAGATTTGGAATATTCTCAAAAATAAGCCTCCACCCCTCTATAGTCTTGTCTATTATCCAAGTGAAAATATCCGCTACTATACCCCTTATTTTCTCAAAGAAATCCATTAGCCATTTTGCCCCTGCTTGCATTTTTGCCGCAGCCTCTTTGAACCCTGGCTGGCTCTCAAAATAGCCATCCACAGTATCATCAAATATTGCGAAAATTTCCTCCAGCAAAGAGAACGCTATTCTTATAGGTTTTATTATAGCATTTATATACTTAATTAGGTTTGGCAATGCGCTCTTAATGGCAATGTTAAAGAAATTCAAAGCCATTTTGACTATGCTCGCAACGCTCGCGAACACAGGCTGCAAAGCCTGCCATATCTGCTTCACGAACCCGAACACATTTTTGAATATGCCCATAACCGCGCTCATTATCGGGCTTGCTATCTTCCAAATCTCCTCAATGTCCTTTTTGAACTCATCTATTATCCCCTGAAACTCCTTGCTGTTGAGAAATTCCCTTACATTGGTTATTATCGGCTCAATAACGGTTGCAAGCCTCGCCATTTGCTTGTTGGCAACATTGCTCATGTCAGAGAACATGCGGCTTATGTTCGCCAAAGCATCAACCTCTTGCTTGCTAAGTATAACGCTCAAGCCCTGCCGCTTTTGCAGTTCCTCCACCGATTTGCCCGTTCTTTGAGCCATTTTGGAAAGGTGCTGCGCATTTGCCGCCGCCGCCCCTATGTTGCTTGCTATCGTGCTGGCAATTCCGGCAACGGCAGAGAACGCCTGTATAGCGAACAAGCCTTTCACGCCGCTCGCTATGCCATTCACCTTTTTGGAAATATCCTCAAACTTGCCCTTGACCTCTTTGAGAGCATCGCCCAAGCTGGCTTGGTCTGGGTTGAATTTGACCGTGGTATATACATCGGCTACATTGAGACCTTCGCTCATCTTAGCCCCCTGCTTATGCCTTCAAGTATGCCAACGATAAAATCCATTTTCTCTTTTTTCTGCGAAATGGCAACGTCAATGGCTTTCAGCACCATATTAGCAGGTGCTTTCATAACCAATTCGGGGTTGCCGCCCCAATATCCGCAAGAGGCTAGGAACACAGAAACCTCTAATCCAAAGTCTTGCTCTTGTTCATTTGTATCAGTTTCTCTATTAGAGCTATCCAGTTTTTTGGGAGCAAACTTTTTAACCCATCTATAAAAGGGGTTAGGTTATGCTCCAATATAGCCCAGCAAGCAGGATAGTAATCACCCCAATTTTCTCTCTTGTTGAAATATGCAGGGGTTAAATTCTCCAGCTTGCCGTCTTTGCCCTTTATGCCAGACCTATCAGCGAACCCGAAAAACATATTCCTGAAATCCGCATTTTCAAGGTAATAGGGAATTTCCTTCACGCCTGAAATAACAGCCTCAAACGATTCTCCCTTTACGGTTAGAGCTTTGAGCGTGTTGCAGATATATGCTCTCAGCTCGCAAACCTGCTCCCATGTAATCTCGCCCACAACCAGCTTATTGCCGCTCGGCAGATTTATTTCTTTTGCCATATTGCCTCCTTATGCAAAGTTCCTTACTGCTGTTACGTCAAAAGTCCATACAGATACGCCGCTCTCGGCATCGCCACCCGTGTCCGTTGTGAAATTTGGCTGGTTTATGAAGCTGCCTTCCGTAAGCAAAAAATTCTCCGTTGTAGATGACCCTGTGCCATCGCCAAGCATCATGGATATAGAGCCTGCAAACAATACGAATGTTTCTGGGCTTCTATCATAATCGCTTAGAACGCCATTCAAAAAAACATCATCGGGCGACCCTTTTATCAAGCGCACTGTTAGAGTAGCCTGCTTTTTGTTTGAGTTATAGGATATTACGCTACCGCCACGCCCCATTTCCCTTGTGCTTATCTGGTTGCCGAACTCAAGCCCCAAGAAATTGCCATTTGCAAAATCAGAGAATACTCTTGGCTCTGCTGACCCAAAGAACAACGCGCCTTTACCAAGCAATGAATTTGCCATTTTATACCTCCGCGAATAAGACTACGTCAAATGAATGTAATGCCCCTGCAAACTTGACCGCCACCTGCAAAGCCGGCGCGACACGCTTGCTCCTGTCCGCCTGCGACTGCCGTGCTATTGGCAAAGAGTATATCCAATACCCAAGCTGCCTAATGCTTGCCTTGTGCTTTTCTGCATTCCCATAAGTTTCCGAGCCATTCCACTCGCCAGGTGCAAGAACGCCAGCCCTCACAAACTTTTCAAGAACCTGCCTTAAATTGCTCTTAACGAAATTCATGCCTTCTTCCGTCTGCTTTATTTTTGTAGGTGCCGTTCCTAGAGTATTGAACAAATCCACCTGTATGGATAATTCAAGGGCTAACAGGTTCATAACGTCATCGCAGAACTTGTTTGCGCCGTTTGAGATTACTTTGGAAACACCGAAATTGGCATAGAAATCCGTTCCTGCCGTTTGCAGAGTTCCGTAGAAGGTCTGGTCTATATCGTCTTTATCCACGCCGCTCAAACTTTTTAGGTTCATGGTCAAAGCTGAATTTTCAGCGTTGTAATTGACGGACATAGCCCTGCTCGCATAAGCCGCCATGAACGTCAAGGCATCTTCGGGAGAGCCTCCGTGAAACAGGCAGCGTGTATGCGTGAAGCCGCCGTCTGCTATGGCTTGGAAATTGTCCGTTACGCGGTCTCTTATGTTGGTAGCCGTGAATGATAGTTTTTTAAGCCCCTGCATAAGCTGGGCTACTTCTTTGAAGCGTGATTCAGAGTATCTCTCATCAACTATCTCGTCAAACATAACGCCGAAGAAATACACCTTCTCCATAGCGCGGAGTATAGCCTCTTTGAACTGCTCCTCGCCATTGTCCGCGCCTGTGGCAGATTGCCCGACCGCGCCAAGCAAAACCGCCAAATCGCCAACAGTAGGATTTGGGGTTGCTATTATATTGAGCGACCTATTGCCCCCCACGCCAACAGTTGAAAACCTTATATTTGCAGAAGCAAGAGAGCCGCTCAAATCAGCCTGCACGCCTATGGCATTGAGGAGTTTGTTGAAACTCGCCTCAAAATTTCTCAAAGTAGATGCGTCCAAAGCGTTTTCTTTAAATACTTGTATTGTTTTTGTTTCGCCATTCACGCTGAATGACATAACAAGCTCCGTGGGCAAATCCGATAAATTCCTTGACGACAAATTAATGACCGCAGGGGCTGCATCGGCATTGCCAAGCAGAGGTATGACTATAAGATAGCCGCCCCCGCTCGTTATATTGGGTGATTGCGAAAATACCGCATTAGCCCTTTTTGCAACGCTGGAGCCTGCCCCGAAATCCTTTGCCACTCCTTCGGGGCTTAGGTAAACCCTGTAATCGCCGAAATTAGGCACAACAGGGTTGCTGTGCGTTATCAGGGCAAGCGCGCTAGTGTTCGCATTGGCAAGGCTCGCGCCTGCTTCCAGCACCGTTATCCTTACTATGTTTGATATGTCAAGCATACTATTTTACCTCACTGCTCAAAAGTTAAATCCTTCAATGTTCCTTCCTCAAATTCCAGCCTGCTCGGCTCGCTCTTGCCTATAGATGTAAGGGCAAACTCAATATCATATCTCCGTATTATCGTAGAGCCGTCTCGTTCATGACGTGGATTAATTTTCCTGTTGCAGAAAACGCCCATTCCGTTTGCGAAAAACTTTTGCTGGTTAATCGTTCTATCACCAAGAAATACGAGTTTTTCCGCCACGCTTATGGGGTCTAAATCCCTGCCATACACGTGCAGAGTTATATGGAATGTTCTTGCATATTCGTCTTGTGCATCTCCGCCTTCCGGTTTGTCCGTGAAATGTCTTAGTTCGTATTTCTCTTCGCTAATGATAACAAAGGGCTTGCCGTCATTTGGCTCTTGCCAATTCTGGCCATCAATAACTATATGTTCTTCAAGCTCCGGCATGAACTCTTCCATAACCTTGATGAACTTTTCGGACAATTCCAAGAGCGCGCTCATTTGCCCCCCTGCGCTACCAGATACCTGCCGTCTTGAGATAGCAGGACATTATCCGGCACATTGCTTCCAGGAATGGAAATTTCAGGCGGCACATTGCTATCTTTAGCTCTCTCCTGCAATATATACCGCATGAATTTGCTTCTTGTATTATCTCTAATGCCTATAACTTTAAAGTATTTGTCTTCGCCTTGATAAAAGATTTTCACCAAATCGCCCTGCCTTAGAGATGTTTTTGTCTCTGCAACGAGCAGCCTCCATATGGCAAAATGCCTTTCGCTCTCCGGCAATATCTTCAAATCGTCATTGTCGCCCATTTGCAAATTGCCGTTTATAGCCATAGTCAAGAATGTTTCTTTGGAGATTCCGTGCTTAGTCTTTTTTGAGGATATGAAAACCTGCACAGGTTCAGTCCAGCCTCTAAGAGCAGGGGATAAATCGGGAATCATTTATTTATCCTCCCAGCGGAAATCCATATAATCCTCCGCGCCAGCATAATCGCCCTTGTTCTCGCTGTCATAAGCGTAGCCGCCCCCTATGCGCAATGCCCTATACATAATGCCAGCCCTGAACTCCCCAAGCTCGCCGGACAATACCACCATTTGCCGCAAGAGTTCATCGGCAAGTTTGCGGCTTAATATGCCATATTGGAACTTGCTTTGCGTGTATGCGAAATCATGGCATAATAGGGCAAGGTTGTATTTGTTGTTCTTGGTGAATTTTGGAATGATAAAATCTATGAGGTGGCTTCCGCTGCGCATGTTGGTAGGGAAGCCTGCATACATATTGTACGTGAGTTTTCCCTCATTGGTGCAAACGCTAACAGAGACTTGCGCCTTGAGCCTGTATAAATCTTGCCCAGCAAACTCGGTTATTATATTGGAGCCTATGAAATCAAGAACTTTTAGCATCTCTGCCTCTATCTTCTTTGCCTCTCATGTAACTCTCTATCCTTATCATAGTTTCATTTTGCAATCTAAGACGTTCATCCATTTTTTCCAGCTTGCCAAAAACCAGCCTTTCCCAGTCATCGTGTTTTTCAATATGCTTATCAACTTTGTTATCCAATGATTTTATTTTTTCATTTTGCAATTCAAATTTAGAGTCTCTTTCATCTTTCAAATGCTTGATTTGGTCATCTCTTTCCTTTTTTCTATGCTCTGTGGCTTCATTTTGCAATGCTACAATCTTTTCGTTTTTATGCTCTATCATTTTTTGCAAAATGAAAAAAAGCAAAATTCCAGTTCCGCTGCTTATTCCTAGCTGTGGCAAAATATCTAGCATTACACGCCCTCTACCTTGAATGTTATGCTTTGTGAGAGCAAGCCTGTGTCCCTTAAAAGTTTGCTGCTGCTATCTAAGGGTTGTCCGCTTGGGCGCATTTTGTAGTTTTCGCTGAACCCTTCCCAAGAGCCGTGCCCTTCCGTTGTTATCTCATCTTGGCAAGCCGCAACCAGCTTAACGCCTATGTCATTCACGCTTTTTGCGTTCTTTGCAATATCCGGCAAATCACGCTTTATTGGCTCCAAAAGAAAAGACCGCTTCGGTATATTCCTTCTAGGGCTTCCGAACTCATGAATGGCAGCAACAGCAGCAACAGGCAAGCCGTCTTCTGTCTCGCCTTTTTTAGGCGGATATTTTACATTAAATACACCTACTTTAATCCGCATACTGGCAAATTTCTCGCCAAGAGCCTTATTTATGTGTATGCCTTCTCTCATGGGGTAGTCCCCCCCCTGACTAGGCTCGGCTTATTCGCAAGCGCGGCAGGATAGACCATAGAGGCATACCTAACTCCAAATCCGGTAGTCGTGAATTGAGACAAAAATGAATCTTTCAGGAAAGTAGCCATTTGGTAGCTAACGCTCAAACCGTCTGCGGACTGGCTAGAGACCGCGAACTCCGGCGCGCCTCCGCTCTTGCGAAGGTTCATAGCCGTCAAAAGAAAATGGGCGGTCAAGAAATTGAACGCCGTAATAGCCTCTTTTTCATTCGGGAATAGGTTTGAGGGGAATATGATTAGAGCTTCTTGCTGCGCTCTCTCTATGTCCTTGTCACGCACAGAAGGCGGCTGCTCGCCATAAACGAACTCGCCGCCGTCAAAGAAATCTTTGAACTCATTTATTGTTGGCGGTTGCATTTTTCCCCGCCTTGGCTTCCGCTTTTGCCTTTGCTTCTGCCGCCTTGGCTTCCGCTTTTGCCTTTGCTTCTGCCGCCTTGGCTTCCGCTTTTGCCTTTGCTTCTGCCGCCTTGGCTTCCGCTTTTGCCTTTGCTTCTGCCGCCTTGGCTTCCGCTTTTGCCTTGTTATCTGAATTGCCCGTATCAACCTCAATTATGAAGCCTGGGTGCATCTTCATAAGTTTGACGGCAACCGCTTCACTTTCAACGGTTAGAGTTCCTCCCGCTTTGATGACTTTTATTTTATCGCCATCTTTAAAGGCAAGGTCTCCACTTTTTTTGCTTTGCAATATCATTTTACACCTCCGGCAATGAATTAAGGTAAAGAACATTTTCCGGTCTTCCGCAGATAATGCCTGCCATTTGCCCCGTTGCTGCCATTTCAAAAATCTCTGGACTTTTTTCTATTATGTTGGTAGTCTCCAATTCCTGCGGAACAACGAAACGCAATGATTCTCTCTCTTTTTTGTATAGGGCGTAGCGGTTCACGTACAAGCCTGTAAATTCCTTCATTATAGAGCCTTCGCAGTATTTGCTGAACAAAATTTTGAAGCCAGGGTTCTGGGTCATAGTCTTGAACATATCTTCTAAGTATTCAATAATCGTTTTGCTTATGACATTCACATTATCAGAGCTGCTGGAAGCTACGAATGTATTGCCCCAACCGAGGTAATCGGAAAGGGGAACAACGAACCTATCGGGCATAGTGGCTATTTTGCTATTCTTGGCGTACATCTCCAATATAGAGCCCACAAAGTTGTGCATTTCAGTCGGAGATAAATTTCTAATCATTTTGCCGTCTGGAATAAGATTGTCGCCGCTTTCAAAAACGCCAGGTATATTGAGCAGTCCAAAAATCTCTATGTTTCCGGCTTTATAGCCGCAGAAAATGGCATTTTGCTTTTCCAAATCCCAGCTTTTTTTTATGGCTTCCATTCTCTCTGTCAGAATGTCAAAAGGGATATATCCGCGCTTTGCCTGCTCCAATTCTATCTTAGACCATTGTATTTCCCTTCTCCAGGGGTAATTCTTGATGGAGATTGTATCTCTAGAAACATCAACGTGCGGTGATTTTTCAAAGCCTGGGGAGGCATTCCTAAAACCAACACCCCTTTCAAAATGGGCGCGGGTTCTGCCTTGGATTATACTGTTCATATATGCACCAGTATTATCTATATCTATAAAATCCAAGAGATTAGGAACTTCATGATATTTTTGCTTCAATACAGGCTGTAGAAGCTGTGTCAGTGTGCTTATTGTTTGGTCATAGCCTATGGTATTTGGCATTATAATATCCCCCTGATTGAAACTCTTGTAAACTCGCCAGCATCCTTATCATCTATAGAGATGCCTATGCCCTCAAACTCATCTCCGCGCCTTATAGCGGATGTGGTTCTCATATGAACGATTGTGCCTGTTAGGTTCACTTCCAAAGTATCACCGTCAGTGTAACTAACTTTATCTTGTGCAAAAGCAACAAGCCCTACCATATCAGCATCGCTTTCATTGAGGTGCCTAACAAGAGGAATAAGGCTATTTCCGGTCTGGAAACTAACTGGATCTCCAGCTTTGAGCGTTGTAAATTCGCTGCCTGCCAAAGGCTTGAACATTGCCCCTAGAGTTCTCTTGGAATCGCTTATAGCGAGCATTCCCTGCACTGGTTCGGGTGAAAACATGTTTAATTCTGTGAATGCCATAATCTATTGCCTCCTAGTAAATTTCCTTGTTGATGCGGTCATTGAAATCCCATTTGCTCTCAAATGGCAACCTTTCCCTGTCATTGAACGGAGCAGAGTTAGCCGCTGTTATCACGTTCTTCATTTTCTCCACGCCATTGACTGCGGTCTTGGGCTTGGAATTTGCCGCCGCTGGCGGTTCTTCCTCGTCTTCCCCATCTTCATCGCTTGCGTTTTCCGCTGGGGGTGGGGCAGGGGGTTCTTCCGCTGGGGGCGGTTCTTCTTCCTTAGAGCTGCCGAATACTGTTTCTACCATCTCTTTGACCGTCACGCTCTTGCCGTCAATATCCAAACTCTCATTCTCGTCTATGATTCTTTTCGCATTGTCCGCTACTATTTTCTTGAATTTCTCTACAAGCTCATTTATAGGCATTTCGCCTTTTGGAGTAATAACAACTTTGTCTAAAACAGATTCGCCCTCTGTGCTGTTTGTGGCAGTGGCATCGCTCTCTGGATTAGAGCCATTCTCGGCTTGCGTAGCCTCGTCTTTTTTCTCTTCCTCTGTGCCGCTCTCATTATTGGCGGTATTTTTCTTGGTAGCCATTCTGCCTCCAGAGTTTATAGCTTTCAATTCTAATTTAGGTTTATCAACGCTATTCGGGGTGTTCTCGTTGTAAAAATCAAACGTTCCGCATGAGTATCTTGGGCTATCAACTATTGCCAAATGGGTAAAATTCGCTTTGAGAACTTCCATGCTATATTCAAGCTGATTATAGACCCCCCCCTCCCCCTGCTCCTCAACCGTGTAGCCGCAAGAGGGGAAGTGGTCGCCGCTGCTTACCATGCCCTCTGCCAGTTCGTCAAGGAGGAAAAAGTCCGCAGCATAAGCACCGAGATACTCGTCAAATTTAACATCGCATATATAGCCAACGGCAGGCGCACCCTCATTGTGCCCTATCTGCACGGGCTTGCCTATGAATGAGCCTACTGAATGGTCTATAGCCGTTTTCTGGAACAGCCACACGCCATCGCCTTTATCCTCGTAAGAGCATAGTCCAGGTATGAGAAAAATCGCAAAGTGTTTTTTGGGCTGCATTTAGGCAAATATACCTTATATGCCCTTGAATCGGTTTCTGGGTTGCATTGCTATTTTTGGCAAAAGGGGTGGGGGGAGGGGGTATTTACAGACAAAGAGGCTCAAAACCTGCATTTTTGAGCCAAAAATAGCGTTTTGGTAAAAAAATAGGGCTTTTTTAGGGGGGGTATGCCTATAAACCCTTATTTTATCGGGGTTCGTAGCCCAATGACTTTTTCTTGACTTTTTCTTGACTTTCTCCGCGAGGGGGTAAAGAATTTTGCTTTTAAAGCTCGTTTTGCCTCTCCAAATACTCTTCTTCGGTTATGAACTTTGCAAAACAGCGGCAATTGAAATCCATGCCAGGGTTGCCCCTTCTTCCGGTTCGCAAATCAACTACGGGCGGGTTGTAGGTGTCCTGCAAAGAGCCGTGCAAATCCCTGTGGTCGTCTCTTGTGCGGTTGTCCATGACCGCAACCCATTCATAGTAGCGGTATCCAGCCGCGTTCATCTGCTCCGTTTTGAGAGTGCTGACGAACATTGAAAGCTCCTGCCTAGCCCAGAACCTTGCCCGCTCCTTGCTTATCTCGTATTGCTCGGTGAAATACTCTGCCATAGACTTTTTGCTCAAATCGCCATTCACAAAACGCTCATGCACCCACGAGCGTATCTCCTGCGCCTGTTTCTCTGTGAAGCCGGCGAAATTCTTTTTGTAGTTCTCGTTTATCCTGTCCTGCAAAGAGCTTGCTATATCATCGTTCCATTCTATGCTTATTCCCAGATTTGTCTTTGTTGTTTGGAAATCGTTTTTGGCTATCTGCGTGAATTGGTCTATCTCGCTTTGGGGTATGAATATGTCGCCTTGCTTGACTGTTTCCATTATCTGGCTTATCCTAACGTCTGCGAGAGCTTTGAGCGTTGCGGCATTGTTCTTGTTGTCCATGACCGCCGCTTGCAAGCGTTTGGCATATCTGCTGAATGTTTCGGGCTTTGCCACGAAATAGCCGTTCTTGAACCGCCATCCGTTTTCAAGTAGGAAATCCCTTGCCCTGCTTTCCGCAGGGGGCACTTCCAGCCTCTCGCCCATGCCATAAGCCTTTATAGAGCCGTCTCGTATCTTGGAGGCAACAAGGCTCTCAAAATCGGGCTTGCCGTTGTAAGCGGTTGGAAGCCCAAACGCTTCCAGCAGGGGAGTGAGCATATTAGCTATTTTTGTGTTTCTGGACTCTTGTTTTTAAGTTGGCTACCTTTTCGCCGTTGTTTTTGAAAATCCTATTTCCGCTTGCCGCAAAAGATTTTACCGCTTTTCTACCTACTCCGCTTCCTAATCCCGGAAGAGATTCAGTCCTTATATTGTTTGCGGTTAATTTGTTGGATTTGAGCATAATAGCCTCCTTGTTGATTTACTCATAATCTATATATTTTCCCATTCTCATAGGCAGTTAGCCTGTTGCACAATGGGCTGAATTTTGCCTCTGGGTTGTTGTATAGCCACGTCAAAAGCTCCCTCAATGTCCTTACCCTCTGCACGTCATAACGCTTGTATAGGTTCAAATCCTGCAAGCAGAGGTATTCCCTCATTCTCATATCCTTGTCTATGATGTCGGGGCATAAAGCCGCAAAAGGCTCTACAAAGTCATTTATGGCAATTTCCGCGCCGCTTGGGATATTTTGCAAATTCTCCATAAACGCGCCGTAAAGAATACCAACCTTGCCTAGTTTTTCCCTGTAATAGTTGTATAGAGTTAGGCTATTTCCGTCCGTGAGTGTAAAGCGTGGATTAGCCGCCTCGTATTCATACACCGCATCGGCATAATCCCTGCCGCTCTGCGTGTTTATGCCAGCTTGCGTTAGCTCCGCTTGCCGCTTCTTCCAAGCCTTGCGGGATATGTGGAACGTGCAACTATGTGCCACGTGAAACGTCTTTAAGAGTTCGTCTGCGAAGGCTGGGAACTCCGCATAGGGTATAATCCCATTGTGCAAAGGGGCTACATTAGCCATGACACCGAGACCCGCGCTCTTAACCATTTCCGCAACTTTTAGCCTCTGCTCCGTTGGCGGGGCGTGTGGCTCTATCATCTTGCGTTTGCTGTCGTCAAGAGTATTGACTGTAATGGCAAATATGGCGTTTTTCTTTCCGGCTTTTGCATAAGCATTGAGAACAGCCTCTATTTCCTTCAAATTGCCCGTTTTTGTCTGCCAAATCACGCCGTTGGGCATATTTGCGGTTAGTTGCGTTATGAGCCTTGTAACGGGCAAATTATGGGGCGAAAATGGGTCTGTGCGGTTGCTGAACAATAGAGGGTAGCCGAGTTTAATCGCTTGCCCCGCTACGCCTGTGGGATTTTTAAGCTGATTCACTATCTCAACGGGATTATTGACCTTGTATTTGCTGGAATTTTCCACGAAGCAATACAAGCATCCGTAATCGCATTTGTTGCCGCTCCACTCAACCATAGCAGGCATATAGAACATATTTTGAAGAAACAGATTCACGTTTTTTCTATCTCCCTCAAAGCGTTTTCTATCAATTCTTGTATGGCGTTTTCATCGCTGAACACGCCAAGAGACTTCTTCACCTGCTGCAATTTGTTGTATTCGCTCTGGTCTTGGGCTATCACAACGGGGAATTTCAAGCCGCAGTCGTCCAAGTTCTTTTCCAATTCGTCTTGGTTGAAAACGGTTATTTTCTCAAACCTCAAATCCACATCGTCATAGACGAAATCCGGCACGTCTTGTATAAATTCGTCTAGACCGGCGGGAGAGACCTTGCCGTATTGCGAGGTTATTTTGAGCAATAGGTTTTTCGCGTCTGCCTTGTTTTTGCACTCCACATAGACAACAGGCAAACGCGGCATATCCACGCCGTCTATATCCCTCATTTGCTTGCAAGCCTCCAGCCTGCCATGACCGTCAAGCACGTAGTTCGTTTTTTTGTCTTTCCATACGAAAAAGGGCGTTGCGAAACCGTGCTTGTTTATAGAGCGTTTGATTTTGTCAATGTCCTTCTGGCTTCGCTTCTTCAACCCGCCCTGCAATTCCGTAAGGCTGCCTATGTCTATAGCCGCCTCTGTTTTGCAGGTTATGAACAGATTTTTCACAGTTCAACGCCTCTTTTCTTCAAATACTCGCTCACGCTTGTTATTGCCCCAAGCTGGAATAATTTGGCTGCATTATCTATCTTTGCAGTTATTATATCCTCTTCTTCTTTTTCGTTCTTGGCTTTGAATGGGGGAAATTCTATCGTGAAACTAGGGCAAAATCCTAGCAGGGAATTAGCACACAGAGCCACAACCTTTTCTAACACCCTAGCCGCCTCTACACGTGCACCGCTATCAACAATTTGGTAGTATTGGTCAAATTCTGCATCGCCACTTGTGAAACCCGATGGGCTTGTTCCGAACAACTTTACAACGGGCTGCCGTAGAGATGCTGCAATGTCTATGCGGTTCTCGTGCGAAACCTCGCTTAATCCGCTGAATGTGTTCTGCTTGTTCTGGTAATTGTCTGCTTTATCCATTACAAGAGCGTTTTTATAGTTTTTCATTCTGTTCTGGAACTCAATTCTACGCAATATAGCGGCTTCTCTATTCCCCATAATAGCTTCCAAAAATCCGTCTATTTGATAAACATCTATTTTGCTTTCGTCTAAAATCTCAAAAAGGACACTGCGGGTCTTTGTGTAAATGTTGAGGTCTTCTATCATTTTCTCCACATCGCTAAGACCCCAGCCGTTCAGAGTTTGCGAAATAATGAAAGGGGCTTTCTTGCCTTTGAGCAGAATTACGTTTTTGGCGTTTATCATTTCATTTGCGAACCAGAAGAAGTCGGCATTATCCACGTCTATGCCTGCTGCGGGGTTAATCCCCATAGGGTTGAAATTGAGCTGCCACCTATTCACAGGGAAGAGGTCAAAATCCTCCCCCTTTTCAAGCTCAAAAATTCTCTGCGTGGCATCACAGTATTCGCGAGCTATAATAAGCCCCCCACCCCCGAATAGGCTTTGCCAAATCATTGCCTCTTTTGCTTTTCTTATTAAGTCCTTTTCTTTTATTAAATCCATTATCTGTTTAATATCATTAGAGCATAGATGCTCGCTTTTTATCACAAATCCTTTGCTGAAAGCATCGTTTATAGGGTTATCTATAGCAGTTGCTAAAAGACCTTTAGCTACGTATAAATTTGATAGAGCCGTGTAATTATGGGTCAAAATCCCCGCATGAGTGCTATTTGTGAGGGTTATAGGGTTTGCCACCTCATTGAATTGCTGCATATACATCATAGGATTATCCAGCATTTGCAGGGCTTTTGTGAATGTGTTTTTTGCCATTAGCTTTGCTTTTGGCTTTATGGCAGGGAACATCTCTAATTGCTTATCCATAGTTTTAATTTAATAAAAAGCGGCTATTTTTGGTAAAAAGGGTGTAAAATTTACTATATTATGGCTATGTTGAATATAAATATACCTAAACGCAAAAAGTCAAAAAATGAACTTAAACAGTTTAAAAATGATTTAAGGTTTATGGGGCAAGTATCATTGTTTATGATTGAATATCCTTTTCGTGTTTTTGAAAATTGCGTGAATATCACTTTTGAAACTTTTAAAAATAATTCTACTCCTCCATAGCCCACCAAGCCGAGCAGTTGGAGAGTTCCGTCAATCCAAAAACAAGGGCATCCATTCGGTTCGGGCTTTTGTCCGCTTCCGGCGTGTAGCTGCACATCTCCGTTTCCAAGTCCGTGAAAGGCTCTTTGTGCCACACAAGACCCTGCTCATAGAGCGAATAGACCGGCTCGGCTCTCAAAATCTTGCTCTTGCTCGCAACCACCTCTATAATCCTTCCAACAGGCAAGAACTGCCGGATAACCGCTTTACACATATCCCCGCCATAGTTCCGCTCAACAACAACCGCGCTGGCTTGTAGCTCGTTGTATAAGGCAGCCACTTCCGCAGCCCAATGCGCTGGAGTGCCTTTGCAGGTTCTATCGGCTATTACCCAATACAGAGTGCCGTATTTGGCAACCGCCACTATGCCTATCTCGTCTTCGCCGCCTCCGGCAGGGTCAACCGCAATGACAATGCGGGCGGGTGCGTTCTTTGGCAGCTCCTTGTATTTAATCTGCTCCCTTTTCCACAGAGAGCCGTTGTCTATGGTGTAATCGCCGTAATAGAACCGCCTCCGCTGTGCCTCTGACAAACTTTTTAACGTTTCTAAATAATCCTCTGACAAATTCGGGTTATCTACGGGGTTTATTCGCATCATCGCATAATCTTCGGGCTTTGCAATAGCCTCGCCCTTTGGCGTTACACCCTCGTGGAAAATCTTGTAGCCCCAATGATGAACGCTTGGGGGATTGTAGTCTATAATCATTTTTCCGGTTAGGCTCGGAGAATTTAGAGACGATTTCAATGTTTCGTGCGCTTCAAAAGATAATTGGCTTGCCTCGTTTTCGTATATTGTCGCAAATTCTTTGGATAGCAATTTGTCTAGCCTGTCTTTGTCGTCTGTTCCTGCAAGCCAAATTCTAGACCCATTTTCAAAATGATAAATCAAATCAACGCTATTTAGCGTAGTTCCGTAGTTCGTGCCTGAGAGACTGAAAAGCTGCTGTATTCCTTGATAGGCTATGCTTTCCCTAACGTCTTTCAAATGGAATCTTACAATAAGGTGGTCTGTGTTCTTGAATTTCAACGCACGCAGAAACATATACCGCAGGGCAATGAGCGTTTTGCCGCTTCGCCTGCCGCCCTCCAAAAGCGTGTATTTATGCTCCTTTATGAGTTTAAGGGCTTCTAGCTGCTTTGGTGTGTGCTGGAACATAGAGCTACTCTATAAGCGCGTTTTCTTCCTTGCTCACTTCCACAATCTTTGTGCCTACGGTCGCCTCTATCTCTTGCTTGTCTTTCCAGTTGCAGACATTTTTCCCGAACCAGACCAAGCCGCCTATATTGAGGGTTATTTTTTTCCCATTCACAATTTGCTCTATGCCCAGCATCTGGTTTTTGACCAGAGCGGTGTACCAAGCCTCCATTTTCGCCTCGTAAATGCCATTTGCCTGTTTGAACTCCGGATAGGCATCTATCCAGTTGTAAAACGTGACCTTGCTTATTCCTACCTTTGCGCAGAACTGGATTTTGGTTAATCCCTTGTCGCCGGCTTCAATGAGAGCCTCGCACATTTGAGGGCTGTATAGCAATGGGTGCCCCACGCCGTTGGGCTTTGGAACTGCTTTGGGAATATCAACGCCTGCCGTCAATTGCTTGTGGCTTCTGCTGGCTTTCTGGCTTGCCTTGAGCTTTGGTTTTTGTATCTTCAT